TGTTAGGTGGATGGTGGCATACTTTGAATGATGAAGAGGTAAGTTACGAAACGGCATTAGCAGAGTCGGAGGCTATCTTAAAGGCTATCGGACAAGCTGAGAGCGCAAAGGATAGCACGGACGAAGAAAGATGCTTGCAGCTTATTTTGAGTAGTGAGCAGCGTATAGAGTCGCTCGATTTTATCGGGGTACGTACACTTGGCGAACTTGTAGAAATTGCAAGCTCAAGACCCTGCGTAACCAACGGCATAAAATCAGACGAGGCAAACGACAAACTAAAGCGTTTAGGCTTGCAGGTTGCTGTTCAAGATGGAATCGAATATCTGTTTATCCTAAACGGTGCAAAGTTCGTAAAAGAATTGCTGCAAAAGTCGGGCGCGGCTTGGGCTGTGAGTTATAACATAGTGCTTAGTAGGATGAAGGGCGCAATCAAGTCAGGAGTGAAAAGATATAGTGCAGGTGTATCAGGTAGAGGTGTTGCAATTCCGATAAATGAAATATTTTTATAATAATATTTTCACTTATGAAAATAAAGGCCTATTTTTGTAGTGCATAGATTGATAGTGAAGCCGCTATGCTGCTCTTAGTATAGCGGTTTTTTTGAAGGGGGTATAGTTTAATGGTAAAACCAGTTTACGCGCGTGAGTTCGGGTTCGAGTCCCGATACCTCCACAGCAAATCGAAAACAGAAAAAGTTCTTATTCGACATATTAAGTTTAAGCCCTGATGCGTGTCAGGGCTTTTTTAAAACATGGGGGTGACTGGCTTCGACAGTTACAAACGAGTTTTTCAGTCAGGCAAAACAGCTTTAAACGGCACAACAGCAAACGCACCTCAGGGTCGCACCGCAAGAGTAGTTAGTCTTTGCTCCGCAGCTGCAATAGCAGCATAGACTCAAGCAGGGACGGCCTGCACAAAACAGTTTCAATTCTGCAAATAATTGAATGGTGGAGCTGTCTTCGGACGGCCTAAGTTGTCAGACTTTCCAAAACTGACTAAGCCTGTAAAATCCTGAATTAAAACGAGTAATTGGACGTGGGTTCGACTCCCACCACCTCCACAAATGGTCTGTTAGTTTAAGTGGGGCATTGCTCAAAATCCTGATTAAGAGTTCGGGGGATGGTGGAAAGAAACCACCACAGGCCGCCAAAATAACCCCTAAAACATAAAGCAATGCCAAAATTTATCAAAGTTAATACTGTCGGCAAGGATAATTTAGTAATAGAAATCATGCAACAGGTTGAGTATATAATGTATATTGCACCTTATAAAGAAGAATCTGAAAGCCTTGCAAAATCAATTATTGGGACGCTAAAAGGCGATATTATGATAATTGAAACTTATGAAGAAATGAAGCAGCTTATAAGCTCGCTGCAATCATAATAAACCTATAAGCCGCTGTGCCTTACTGGAGATTAGGGCGGATTGAGTTCGAGCAGCGGCTTATTTTTAACCCATCCCACCCATCGAGTTAGGTTCGCAGGGAAATGCGGAAGACTACGAAAGTTGCGACTAAAACTAAACGGCAAAGAACTTGCCCTCGTAAAAAACGACGCTAACAAATACGGCATCGAACAACTCAAAGACCTTGCAGCCGATATTGCAGGCATTTGGAAAAACATTCACAGTCGACTTGAAGATAAAAAACTATCTTGGCTTGAGGGAATTATGACAGGCATGGAGCTTATCAATGTAGGCAAAGAAACCGTTGCAGAACTTGCAGATTTGCGCTTTGAACTTATGGACTTGACAAAATCCGAGATTAACGAGCTTGTGGCACACGTTGCTAAGGTATCAGGATTGGAAGATGTTAAGGCATGGGTTTTTGTCGAAGACATACTACTTGAAACAATCAGTATCGTGTTTTCAGTCGTTACGATTTATCAGCACAGCAAAGAAGTTTTCAAGAAATAGTCTTTTGTTTTTTTGTGTTAATAGGGTTTAAGTGCAGTTATTGAAAAATAATTGCACTTTTTTTATAAATAAATTTGCAGATTACAAAAATAGTTGTATCTTTACATCAAGTTAGTAATTCAGCTAACACAAAATACTTACAACTATGCAAATCGAAGCAACAATTTTAATGGAAGACAACGACGGTATCGAACGCGAAATGTTAATCATCGCAGAATACGAACCAACCGAACCTGCTGACCGTGACGAATACGGTCGTCCTACTGAGTTCGACTCGGACGAAATTTGTGACATTATCAGTATTGACGGCATCGACCCTGACAAAATGTTTTTGCGCTTTAATATCGCGTATTCCAATAAGCAATATTGGAACAAATTAGAGGGAGCTGTACGCGAACAGTTCGACCGCGAGTTTTACGCTTATAGCTGTTAATCAGCACGGGGAGCAGCATCCGAACAACTGCATATTTTTAAACCTATCAATTTCGATACCTTTATGCAAAACCCTACCACACCACACCCGAAAACAAAATACTTTGCCTACTTTCATACGGCGCATAAATTCCGCTCGCACGCAGCACAGCGCAATTACTGGCTATTCGCCGCGAGCTTAACCGATTACATCACAGCGACCCCTGATAATCAATATTGCACACGTCGCAACATACAAAATGCAGCACCATGCAAGCAAATCATCCGTTAATTATGATGCGCCTTGACTTGGGCAGAGTGCAAAACGTAGCAGCAAACACGGTATTTAATACCAACAGCGTAGAATGTACAGCGGACGCTTTAAGCCGTTACGACTTAGAAGTGCTTGCAACAATAGCGAACCGGCATAAAGCCGTGATGAGTTTCACGGCTAAGGATAGTAAAATATTAGTTAATTTTCAAATACCACGCGCATGACAAACAAAGAAAAGGCGGAATTGTATCGAAAAGTTATAGCCTTGTGGAAAGGCACTTTTTTAAGGATAACAGGAAGGTCATATTGCGCAGGCTTATGTAGGTTTTTTAGTAATTTACTCAGCGACAAATCAACAAACCTTCAAGAAGATGCATTTCTAAGAAGCGAATTGTATAAATACAAATACAATAACAATATAACAGACGCTTTTTTTTGGCGCAGATTCGATTCTGAACCGCGCTTGTTATATTTAGAAATGCAATTAAATCACTATCAAAAACTATCTGAAAATGAACGCACTTAATTTTTTATTTCTATCTTGCATGGTTAGCTTTGCGCTGTACTGCGTTTTCGGCCTGTGCATTAACGCTGACATTGGTGAGTGGGATAAGACGACCGCAGCCTTGTTTGTGGTTTTGACTTTGGTACTTGATTTGATTATAGCTAATCACTTAACCCGAAAAACACGATAACAAAAAGCCCCTCACTATCGAGGGGCTTTTCCTATTTAAACGCTATCGAAAAATTATCTACCTCCGAGCCACACAAACTATGCAACACGGCTTCGGCTGCTTTTGGTACTCCGATGTACCCTTGCGCGTGGTGCCAAGCGTCCTGAGAAGACATAGCACGCAAGAAACGGATATAAACGCCTATATAATCCTTACCGCTTTTAAAGTGCGTTTCATCTCGGTGATGTATATCACCAAAATAAGCAAAACGAAAGTCCGATTTAGCCCACAATATCGGTTCTTCATTTGCCATAATTAACGGAATCCCATCCGTTTTAATCCTGCGCTTTTCCTTATCTCCATGAGCGAAAAGAAACATATTTTTGCCGTATTGAATATATTTGCGTTGTTCCCTGCTATTGTCAATCGTTACCGCTTTGTCATCTCTATACAGCGCATCCAAAGCAACTCCTAAAAAGCCTGTCATGTTCGTGTCATGATTTCCCCTGATTATGGGAATTTTAACAGGTGCAATGTTTCGCAGGCGGTCAATAACACCCCTAACAAGATTTAATCCCACCTCGAACACATCCTCAATATGATAAATGCTATCCTGCGGTGTGCCTTTAGTCGTTGTACTTAACGCGCTGTTTACGTTTATAAAGTCATTCCCAACTGGAAAAACAATCAATTCAGGATTGCAGTTTTTCAAAGTCTTTTCAAGTAGTCTGTCAATCGCATCGTTAAACACCTTGCAATTAGCTTTTAAATCGCTGTATTTGCGCGTTTCTTTCACTCGCGTGACCTTGTCTATATGCGCGTCATAAAGATTGACTATAAGGGCTTTTTTGTCGCTCGCTCCATAAATAGGCAACGGCTTGTATTCAGCATATTGATACAAGCCGTTTTGAACATTCTCCCAAAATTTAACAAAATTATCGTTTTTGCGTTTGAACCGTGCCGAAACGCTGAATAATTGATGTATATTATACTCACCTGCGCTGTCATTCGCTCCTGCTTGGTACGACTTGACGTGCATAGAAACGATTTCCCAAACGTTTGTATCAATTCGACAGGCTTCTATAAGCTGCTGCTCGGTTTGTACATAGGTCTTATTTAGTTCGATAACTCTATCATCACCACTACGTTTGTCATTCGCTTCCATGTATAAGGGTTTTTACCTATTTGCAAATTTATCGCTATCGGTTTCGGGTTTAATAGCCCAAACTTTTATCTTCTTAGGCTCGCTGTTGCCCGTTTGCGGCTCTTTTTCTGCCGATGCTGATACATTTAGCACCACAGCCGAAATAATAGCCCAAAACAGCACTACAAACGTGCTATTTCTCGCCGTCTTTCTTGATAATGCCAAATCTCGCGTAATACTCTGAGTTATCATGTTGCAATTCCTTAATTTTTTTATCTTGTTCTTGAATAGTATTCATTAAATGGGTGTGCTGTCTGCGTTCGATTAGTTCTGAAACTATCCACCAAAGCAGAGCGATAGTTGCAAGCGTTGCAACTGTCAGGGTGTACGCTTCGATGCTCATAAGTTTTGTTTTTTATACCGAAAATGCGCCAACTACATAGAAGAAGTCGCCTATTTTTCTAAGCTGCACAATGTAATTTGGCGGCATAGCAAGGTCAACACCGCCTGCTGTTTTAATGCGGTTTCCTACTGCGCTTCCTGCGTCGTTGTGCTTCAATGTTTTTATTCCCGATGATTCGTTTACAACAACAATTGCAGCAACGTGTTTATCTGTAACAGGAGCTTGAAAGCCTGTAATGTTATAATTACCCGAACCTACAAAAGAAACGTAAGTGTTTGTAATTCCCAAATCATTAGTGTCTGCTGTGATTTCTATCTCTTGATTAAGAGCATAAATGTATTCGCCTACTTGTGACATTTTTATATTATTTTTAAATTATCCAAAATCTTTATATACGTCAATATAATCAATTCTTAGACCTGTTCCAGTAGCCGCAACACCTGAATTAGCAAGCAAAGCACCCCAACTGCACTCGGTCGAAGCTCCGACCATAGGTAAATTAGAGTTAATTCCACTAATAACATTCCAAACAATCGAGCCTACCAAAATGCCATTTATATAAAACATAGCTGTATTTGTAGCAGTATCAATTTGAATTGCAAGCTTAGTCCAAAGACCAATAACAACAGGAACTCCACTATTCAAAACGACTTTATCAACATTGTTCACGCGACTAACGAGCGACCAGTTTGCAGGAGCAGGATTTACACGCTGCGAGTCTGTAAAGTCATAGCAGAAATAAAGTCCGACAGTTGGATTTAATACAGCAGTACTTGAAAGAAAACCCATATTGATAACAAAACGGTTAGTGAGCGAACCTAAAGCTTCGGGTCTTATTTTCGTTTTGTATAAAAATGTATTACCATCTTGATAAGTTCTTACAAGTCCTGAAATACCTTTTGCTAAAATTCCATATCGTGAAGTTACGCTGTTTGATACTGAAAATCGAGCCATACCAACAACGCCAGTTTCTCCGAGTTGATTGAGGTCAATAGCTCCACCGCTTGCGGTACTTGAAAACCAGTTGCTCGTTATTGCAGGTTGAACAAAGCTATCGCAAAAAATAAGCTCATCTTTGGCTATTGTAACAGGAGCAGGAGCAATGTTTTGCACCACCCAAACACCACCAATTCTTTTTTCAACTACAAATGCACCGCCCGACTCTCCTATTCTTATAGAGCCATCTGTATTAGATTCTCCAAAAATATACTTACCTGTTATTTGCTGTTCTACTTTGTCTGTATGAAAACGAACAGCAGTAGTAGCGAAAAATTCTACGCGGTCGCAGGCTGCCGTTATTGCGTTGCCCTGCAAGCTCCAAGAACTTTGTATAATTCCTGCCTCTACTACTTTTAACAAAACGCTTGTAGCTCTTACCTCTGTATTGCTTTGCCAATCGCCCGCTTCTGCTCTTAAAAATGCGGTCGCATCGTCTGCATTATTAGACCAAATGCCGCAATAAGCATTGCCTGTGGCAGATGCAACGCCCAATAAGCGAGAATAGCCAGGTATCCCACTTGAAAAGGGGTCGTTGTTTTCTGTATAGTGAGAAACTGACACTGGCTCGCTATTTACAGTTTCGAGCCTTGTTTGTACTGCTTGGAATCCGTTTTCTGTTATGGTAGTATTTTTAACCAAAGCACCGCCCAATTGAACATTTGCCCCATCTAAGCTTAGTCCATTATTTGCGCCTGTAACCGTGCCACCGCCGCCTGCTACCTCAAAAAAAAAAGAGAGCGCAGTCAGCACATCGGCAAAGCTCGCACCGTAAACCACGCCGCTCGAGTCGAGAATATCGGCAAAGTTCGTAACGGATGCAATGCCCGAACACGTGATTATATGCTCAAACGAAAAGCCTTCACCTACTTGCCGTATTCTTACACTGCCTTTAGGCTCGGACGTGATAAGCTCGTCTGCTTCGGTTGCAAATTGAATCATGCCGCCGTTTTCAAATACTTTTAATTTTGGATAGTTTGCCATTTTAATATATTATTGGTAGGTTAGACTGTTTAATTTTATTGTCTTTCTTGCAGTGAGTACAGAACTCCGAACCATCGAACCCAAACGGCGCAAAGGTAGCTTCATTAGCACACAAATAGTCTTGTACTTCTTTGGTTAAGAATGTCAAAGTCTTTGCCATGCTATCCCCTAAATATCTCATATCGCTTCCCGTGCCTGCTGTTGCAAACGATGCGACAGGAACTTGAACACCCGAACTTGTAATCTTGAAATGAATGTAAGGTAATGCCACTTTAACTACCGCGTTACCGATTAAGTCGAACAGCTTACCATCTAAAAACAAGGCTTCTAAATCGGGATTAGTGAACGCAGGTACCACCACACCCAAATCGGCATTGTAATTGATAATTCCCGACGTTCGCTGCGTTTTCAGGTACTCAAAAAACGTGTTGCCTATTGCGTTGCGTACATATTCGCGCTCGGCATTATCACAATGCGACGCTAATAAGGTGCTATCGAACTGTGTATCAGTCGGAGCTATTTTAACGTAGCCGCCTTTTACGACTTCTACTGCTTTGATGAATTGTGCCATTATTTGCGCTTAAATAGGTTCTTGAATCTGTTTACTAAGCCCGTTGCAGGTTGTTCGGGCGCAGGTTCGGCTGTTGGTAGTGGCTCGGTTAGTTCTGCAAATCCCATCACCTCGCGAGCTTCGTCAGTCGTAATATATTTGCTTGGGTCTAAGTCACCTAAGAACGAAACAGGGATAATATTACTAAAACCTAACTCCACATCTTGCAACCAATCTAAGCCTTCATTTTCCGCAACTGTTGCCAAATATGGCGCAACGATACCTCGCAGTATTTCCTCTTGAATATCGTAGATTTTAGTCCTGTAAAGCGTTTCAAATTCAGTTCTAATCTGCTGATTATTTCCGAGTTGCCCAGCTGTTGCTTGTACGAGTGATAGAGGTATCTCAAAGCCTGTCGCAATTAGCTCCTTAGCTAAGTTTGCAAGCTCCATGAAATAGCCTGTATAGGTATTTTCAAAGGGCTGCCAGTTCGCTTTTAGTTCTTTGTCTTCAAGAATCTGCAAAATGACTTTAAAATCATTGCCTGTATTAGTCATTTTCTCGGTAAATGCTTTCTGATATGCGTCCTTTTCATTATCGGTAAGGTTGCCAAACAATTGCAGCAAGCCCGAAGATGTAAGACCGTTCTTGAATCGCGAAACGTTAAATTTCGGTATCCTGTATTCAAGTTCGACCCAATGTTTAGCACCTGTCCATGAAGGCAAGCCCCATTGGTACATCAATGGCGCATATCTTTTCACGTGCAACATCGAAGACTTATCGAAGCCGTAAAAATCTGCTACGTTTGTGCCGATACCGTATTCAATTTCCTCTATTTCATTAAATTCGCCAGTGAAAGTGGGGTATAACGGCACGTCCACAATATTAGTTGTGATGTTATCCTCTTTTCGATAATTGCGACCCTGACTTGAAAACGGCAGTATAGCCCAATCAGCAGAAACGCCAAAAAAATGAGTCTTCAAATCGACTGAGCGGAACGGTCGTACAAAGTTTATATTTTGATGTGTGGCAAATGTAACACCTGCGACAACGTCGAGTTGCACAAATGCGTTACCGACTGCTTGAAAGTCAAACGCAGCTTTGCGGCACACGTCCAAGATAGTATCGCCATCACTATTCTTGCGCTTTAGGATGCGCCAAAGGATTGTTTTTTCTTGGTCGGTTAGTTCTTGCAGCTTCTTATCGCCTAAGATGCTGCGCTCTTTTTTGAGATAGAACCCTTCACCAACGGTGTACGCTGACACTTTATTGCAGATACTTTGAGCGGTTGGGCTGTTGTATATCAGTGATAGCAGGTGTTCGAGTTCACCAGTACGGATAAAAGGTAAATAATCGTTAAGCCCAAAAACGCTTCGGGTATTATCTGCTATCTCGAAATATAAGTCTTGAGGTAAGACTACGTTTTCGGTTGCTGCAAAGTTTAACGAGAAGTTATTTTTGGGCTTTTCCATTATTCAGTTTCTTTTTTCGGTTTGTTTATTTTTCGGGGTTCTGCTTGCTGCGATTCCGAGAACTCTTTTAGTTCGTCGTATGTACTTTCAAAACAGACGTTCAATAAGAACTTGAAGTTTTTAGGGTTAGCCATTAGGCTGTCAATGTACCACTTTAACTCTGCATCGGTTGCATCTTTCAGTTTCTTGCGAACCGCGTGTTTTGTGCCTGTTATCGGGAACGACGTCTCTAAATCGCCTGAGTTCCCTCTAAATTTTATGTTTGCCATTTGATTAGATTTAAAAAAGGGGCATCGCTGCCCCTCCCCCTAAAATGAAAAGCGAAATATTATGTAAGTGCTTCAATCGCAGCCACACCACCTGTAAGTTCAGTCGCAAGACCATCCATAGTGGTATCGCACAACAATTCGAGCGTTATTTGTGAAGGGTCTGCAAGGGCTGTACCTGTTGAGATAACAGTACCACCACCCAAGTAGATAGATTGGTCTTTAATGTAGCCCCAAACGCCAACAAAACCGTTAGCTTCCTCGTGAACTGCTACAATTCCGCAACAAGATTGTTTGGCAACTGACAAAAGCCAGTTACGCGCATCTTGGTCACGGCATTGACCTATACCAGTAAAGTTTTGAGCGAGCGAATAACCGCATCCACCCTCAGATACGTTGGTAGTTTCGGTAAAAATCTTGCTTTGACGCTTCAATTCGACCTCGTAAAACTTCTTTGTTGCTACCATTGTGATAGTAGTAACGCTGTTATCAACGCCAAACGTGAAAGAAGCAATGTCGTCATAGTTTGCAACCCAAAGTCGCTTGACACCACCACCGCACAGCGTACCGCAATTCTTGCTTAAACCTGCTATAATAGCCATTTGAATATATATTTAAAGTTAGGGGGCTATTACACCCCCTTAAATTTTGTTTCGATTAAAACGCAACGCTGAAAAGCTCAGGCCATACATAGTTCACCGCGAGTATAAACTTAGAAGACATGAAAATCTCGTCTGTTTTTGGGTCTTGGTAGGTCTTGAAGAAAGCCTGACCGCCCAAAGCATCTGCGCGTAAATCCGTACCCATGATAAGGTTAGACTTAACGGTGTAGATGATTTTGTTTTGGTGTTCCAAGCCGAAATATTCAAAAGAGATGTCATCCCAGTTGTAGTGCGCCAAAACTTTGATACCCATAAATGTGCCGACCATCTCGCCCTGTGGCTCTTCAAAGATTTTGATAAGACCGTTACTGATAGACGCGTCCATCAAGTAGCGCAGGATTTGGTCCCAAAGGTTACCGCTGATATGAATAATCTTATCGGCACGGTTGTAGCGTTTCAATGCGCTTGTGGCGTTTTGTACTACGTCTTGCAAAAGCTCATAGGCTTGTTGGTCTGTCAGCAAAGTGCCTTGCGTGCTGTTCACACGGTAGCCGATTTGGGTGGTTGTGATAAGGTCATCAATATACTTGAATACACCATCGGCAAAGTTGATATTTTCGTCTGTGCTTGCAGAATTTCCAAACCATGCCACGCGCTCAACATCTCTTCGAATACCGTCACCCAAAAGGGTAATCAAGATATTAACGAGCTGCGTCAAGTTCGGAGTACCCTGAGCAGTTGTGTACAACGGCGCAAGATAATCGTAATGTGTACGCATAAATTCCTCATAGCAAAGCACTGCGCCCGCTTCGAGGTAATTTGCAATCAATTTACGCTCGGACAAAGTAGCCGCGCCCTTATACTTAGGGCTACACGCTTGCTGTTTGCCTGTAACGTTACGCATCGCACCCAAAAGCCCGATAGCGTATTCACCGCCGTAAAAGTTTTTTACAATAGAAAATGAGTCTGCCAAAAGTCCATCGGTGAAGATAGGCTCTAACATCATTGTGATAGTTTGCTGAGTGTTCAGCCTAAGGTCTAAGCTACCTGATTCAGTTGCCATTTAGTTATGTTATTAAGCAGCGACCCGAAAGCCGCCGCATGATTTTTTAATAGGTTTAAACAGTGATTGTTACCTCTGCGAAGCTTCCGAAAGCCGCGCCCGCAGTTGTACAGATTGCTTTGAATACATAATTGCCCGCAACGAGCGCACCAGCATCAACAAGCTGTCCTGTTCCATTCGAGCCGATTGTGATTGAACCCTGAGAAACACCGCCTCTAAGCACATCGAATGTCAAGCCGATTGCAGCGATTGCAGTTACGTCGATTGTAGTGTCTTCTGCTATATCGTCGTAAGTTACGGCAATTGCGATTTGCGTTCCTCTGTCGGTGGTATTCAAACGGTCTGCTGTGCGAATTGTAACACCTGCCGCAACTGTTGCTGCATCCAAAGGAATTTGGTAGTTTTGAACAGGAACGTCATCACCCAAAGAAACACCATCTTTCAGTTTGTAAACAACCATAAAGGTAATGTTCGGATAAATTGAGCTGCTTGCTTTTGATACGTTGGTTGTATTCAAGTTGATAACACCACCTGCGTACGAACCCGATGCAGTACGACCTTTACCGTCGGACATTTCCACGCGAATAAACTCAAAAAGAGAAGCGTTACCACTCGAAAGTGTAGCCGTTGCCGAGTTTCCACCTGCTGCAATTACGATAGTAAATTCGGGTGCTGTTGTGTCGAATCCAGGGTCTACACCACGTAGAACGAGTGCGCCGCTGTTAGGCGTAACGTGCGCGAATGTAGCACGTTTTTGCATTTGCTTTTGCTTTGCCATTATATTTTAATGATAAGTTTAGTTAATTAAAGACTGCCTTTGATTTTTTGAGCGATTGCTTTGAGTTTGTCCTGATTATCGGCGATAAACTGATTCATAACCTGCTCGCGACGTGTTTCGCCCTTTGCAGTTTCGGTTTTAGCTTCGGCTTTCGGTGCTTTGTTGCCAAGTTTCAAACGTGCAATTTCTTCGCGCATGGCTTGAAGCTCGTTTTGCATCTTGTTTTCGGCTTTGGTTTCGACCTTTTCTTCGACTACAACTTCAGCAGCAGGGGCTTTCTTAACCTTCATACCCGTAGCTTCGAGAGCTGCGACCATTTCTTCTTCGGTTAATACTTTTTCCTCTTCGATTGGTTCTTTTTCTACTGAGTAGCCAGCCGCAACAAGGGCTTCTACCATTTGTTCATTTGTCATATTCTCAACTGTTGTATTTGATTCTGAAATAGGAGCTTTTTCAG